GTGGAGCACGTGAAGTCACAGGTAGAGGACAAAGCAGATATCAATAAAGATTCAGAGGGCGAGTGATCGTCCTCTTTTTAGTGGAGGTACACAATGGAGTTAAGAGGAATTGACGTATCTGCATGGCAGAGAAAGATTGACTGGAAAAAAGTTGCTGATTATGGAATGGATTTTGCAATGATCCGGATCACGGAAGCTGGCAATGTTATAGATGGGTATTTCGAAGCCAACTATAAGGGTGCCACAGAGAATAAGATTCCGGTAGGAGTTTACAAATACTCTTATGCAATGACAATCACAGAAATTCAGAGCGAAGCCAGAAAGGTTGTGTCTATTCTGAATGGAAGAAAACTGCAGTATCCTGTATGGCTTGACCTGGAATATCACAATCAGAGAACTCTTGGAGCAGAGAGCATTCATAAGTTGGCAGATGCGTTCCGGAAAATTGTAGAGGCAGCAGGGTACAAGTTTGGCATCTACTGCAATGTAGACTGGTATATAAACATGATTTGTAGTCACCTGAAAAAATATGATTTTTGGATTGCGAGGTATCCGGCCAGTGATAATGGTACAGTTGTTGAGAGACTTCGTCCAGATTTCGGAGTTGGTTGGCAGTATTCCAGTAAAGCAGTGATACCTGGTATCAGTACAAAAGTAGATCGGAGCGTATTCTACAAGGATTACGCGGCAGAAACAAAGAAGGAGGATGTAACAGTGAAATTTACAAAAGAGCAGATCATTCAGAATATCCGCGATGATGCTGTTGATTTTGCAGTGAAAATTGCAAATGATAACAGCCATGGATATAGTCAGCGTATCAGAAGTCTGTATGAAATTAATGTACCGAAATCTTTTGACTGCAGTTCTCTTGTGCTGACAGCATATTATTATGCTTTCTTAAAGAATGGTTTACCTAAGCAGGCTCGTTATTTGAAAGAACATTGTTCTTATACAGGCAATATGTTAGAGATGCTTGACGATGGGTTTGAAGTTGTGGCAAGAAAGCAGACAGCTCACGCACAGATGATTGGAGGAGATATCGAACTTAATATCAAATATCATACTGCACTGGCGGTTGGTAAGGACATTATTGTCCATGCCAGATCATCTGAAGGCACCACTGATACGAAGGACAATTCCGGAAACGAGATTAGAACACAGGCGTGGTATTTATACAGCCATGGCTGGACTCATCGTCTTAGATTCACCGGAAAAGGAATCGATTTCAGCGGGCTGACTGGTACTACTACAAAACCGGTAACCAAACCGGCAACGAATACTACGAAAGGAGTGAATTACATGTTTGAGCCAAAAACAGTAAAAAGCGGATCTACCGGAACATCTGTCCTGCTTCTTCAGGAGATTCTGATTGCGAGGGGATTTAAAGGAAAGGATGGAAAGGTTCTGACTCTTGACAGAGCTGCCGGAACCAATACTATCTATGCACTGAATCAGTATAAAAAATCCAGGAAGATGAAACAGGATGGAATCTGCGATGCAGCAGTCTGGAAAGACCTGATTGCAATTTGACAATATTATAATAAGAAGAAATCCCGGCAGGTACCCACTGCCGGGAAGATATTGTATCATCTGTTTCGTGTGAACTTTCGTGAGAACCAGTGTGCATTTTATGTGTTTTTCATTACCTTTTGTTGACTTGCAGAACATAATAAAAGCATTGATTTTACAAGGGATTTTGCATTTCCTCAGTATTTGCAAGGAATTGCGGATTTTTGCGAATATCGGTTCGAGTCCGGCCAGCGGCATACCAAAAGCCTTGAATTTTCAAGGCTTTTTCTTTTTGTGAGAACCTTCGTGAGAACCACCAGATAACAAATCTTCAAAATGTTCATTTGCAAGCTTATTCATTTCCTGTGCTTTGTCCGACAGAGCATGTCTGTAAACAGCTTTAAGCGTTCCATCATTTCCCCATCCACCACGCTGCATGATATAAACATCCGGGATTCCTAGAGCATGAAGAATAGAAGCTGAGTAGTGCCTGAGATCATGGAAACGAAAATGAGGAAGATTGCATTTCCTTAAACATTTTTCGAATTTGTCAGTAAGCTGTCCGGGATTCAGATCAACGATTCTTCCTGGACGTTTTGGTAACCTTTCAATCACATCATCTGGAAAATCAATGTACCGGTCACCTGCAAAAGATTTCGGTGCTTTAATGATCCATTGATTGTCAATCGTGCGGACCATGTTTTTACTTACATGAACAATATTACCGTTTATATCTGATTGTTCCAGGGCACAGATCTCACCTCGTCTCATTGGACCGAAGGCTGCAAGCAGAACAGGGATTTCCAGTTCTGTTCCTTCTACAGCATTCATAAGAATTTTTACTTCTTCATCAGAAGGTATGTATAATTGAATACGTTTTTTCTTTGGCAAGGCCGTATTCAGTGCCATGGACGGCCTGTATACCTGTAATACGGCAGATACTAAGCCGTGGATGTTACGAACGGTTTTAGGGGATAATTTGACAGCCTCAAGGTTGATTGCCTTTTGAATATCTTCCTGAGTGATAGCATCAATTTTTATTCCCATAAGTGATTGAATGTAATTTCGCTGTGTTCCCCTGTAATCTCTGATTGTGCATGGAGATAAGATATTTTCTCGTGAGGATATATAATCTTCCAGAGCTTCTCCAAACGTTAGTGATTCAGCAACAGGAGAGTGCTGTTCTTTGCTGGCGGCCCATTCGGCAGCCATTTGCTCGCAGATCCGCTTGCCTCTTTTGGTTGGATCATCACAAGTAAAAGATTTCCTGATTTTTCTTTTTCCGATAGTTCCATCTGGTTTGGTATATTCTTCTGTGTGAGATAGTACCTGACATCTCCAGGAACCAGAGGGAAGTTTCTTGGCAGTTGCCATAATATCACCTTCCTTATTTGATTTTGTTTATTTTGGGTACAAAAATAACAGCCACACAAATGTTCTGGTTGTGCGCCTGTTCCGAAGATGATACAATATTCTTGCAAAATGAGCATCTCTTCGGAGATCTAAGCCGGTTCAGTGTTGGTAGCACTGGACCGGTTTTTTATTTAATTAGATTCGGATTCAATTAATGACAAAGTCTGACGATATTCTTTGGCAATGGGAACTTTTGTAAAGGTAGCAATGTCATTAAAATTGTCATGTACAACTTTTTCTATTTCATCAAGAGATACGTGGAAAAATTCTTTACGAAGATTTACACGATTAACACTTTGTTTTTCAAAATGTTTATGCAAAAGAGATTCTAATTCTGGAGCATTGTCGGAGAAAATCATAGCATGAACATCAAATTCAAAAGGAACAGAAGCACTACTGAGCTCTTTTATTCTATCCATTGGCTCAAGGCGTCGTGTCATTCCGATTTTATAAATGTTTTCTCCGAATGAACCTATATTGGAAATAACATAAACAAAGCCTGCTTTTGCATTTGCTTCTCGTTCAAGTACAGTTTTCTTGTCAGCTTCCAGGTTGCGTAGTTTGTCTTCGAGTTCTTTGATTTTATCAATATACAATTGCTTTTCGATATCACTGGAAGTTTTTTGCATATAGCTCATTAATTTCTTTACTTCATTATTGAACTGGGTACAATCTTTATCGATTTTTGCTTTTTGTCGCTCAATTTCTCGACGAACCTTTTCTTCCTCAATCATTTGTTCCTTAATGGCTCGCTGTTGCTCTTTTTCTTGTTGTTGTTTTAACTGAAATGTATATGTTAAATTAAGTTCTTCTAATTTTAATTCTAATAGTTTAGGAGTAAGGGCAATTCCATCAATTTTGAATATGGAGTTAAGACTATCAAATGATTTGGAAATTCTTGATCGTACAGAATCAATATTTTTAACAGATAAATTAGTTAATAAGTTAGTGCATTCGGCTTGAAAGCATCTTAAAATTTGCTTCTTATTATCATTAACAGCTTTTTTTGAATCCTCAAAATGAATGGTGAATGCATCCCCAGATTTTATTAAATCTTGTTCTTGATTTTTTAAAAGAGTAAGCTTATTTTTACATTCCTCAGAGAAAAAAACATCATAATCTGCAAAATTATAATGTGCTACAAGTATGTCGCTGTTCAATTGCTTTGATTCTGAAGATAACTTAGATATTTCTTGCTTTAAAGAAGCAAGCTTTTGTTGGTATTCGACTTCTTGATCTGAAAATTTGTTGGATAGATCATCTTGCATTTCTTTGTAGTAATTATGTAAAGAAGTTTCTTTGCTTTGATATTCGTCATTTAATTTGGTATTTTTATTTGTAAATTCATTTTCCAGCTGTTTTTGTTTATTTGTAAATTGCTCCTCTAATTCAGCAATTTTTTTGACTACATCATCATATTTGCCATATGTGGATAATAATTTGTTGTTATTTTGGGCTTGAAGTATTATTAAAATAATATCAAGAATAAGTATTATTAGCCCAATTGGAGTGCAAAAAGCAATGCCAAAAAGCGAAAAAAAGAACATTAGAACAATAAACCAAGTTTGTAGATACCATTTCTTTTTCATTTTAAAATTCCTCCCTGTATACCTTATATCATTCAGCTGCAATCATTTTCATTACTGCGAATGGTTCAAAGTAAATTATGTAATTGTCAACAGCAGTACATATGCCATATTTTGATTTATAACATAAGAGAGCTTCTTTCAGATATTCTTCTGTGGCATCCAGATATTCAGCCATCTCAAAAATATTCCTGCACCCAGCTTCATATGCTCTGATCAGACCGGTTAATCCAATCTTGAGGTTGTAACCATAGAACCGTGCACGATATTCCTGCTTGCGATTCATGATATTAGTCTGATCAAGAATATCACCTGAGCTGGTACAGTGGTGACCGATTTCTTCTGCAAGTACACAAGATTTTTCTACCTGAGTCATATCTTCATTTAACGCAACAGTACCATTACAATACAATCCTTTGATATTGTTGCTGTTAAAAGGATATTCGATAACTTCTATACCGTCCTTGCAGGCTTGAATCTCTAATTCTTCGTAATTCATGTAAACACCTCCCGCTCGAGTATATCATTTCAGAAGTACATAAATCTGCACATTCAATTCTTTTTAACAGAAGTAACGTATTTCGCCAAAATACTTAAGCCATGCACGAATTACGTCATCGTGCCGTGCCTCGATCATACGCATTATATTTCGGAGCGTATGATTAGGAATGCGAGAATTGTTATTGCAAAGCAAGCAGTGTCCCGTGCTGGTTATCCATATTTTAGTGGCATTTGCAGTTGGAGCACCCTTAACAACATGTATGTGAACAGGCTCAAGTGGTTGATTTTCATTAGTCCAGAAATAAATCCAGTATTCACCAATTCTAAAAATTTGAGGCATTGTCGAAGCCTCCTTCCTGCGAGAACTCCATGATCAGATGGGCCATAGAGTGAATGATCTCATCAAATCGGGCAATCTCTTCATCTGAATATTGGAAGATATCTTCCCATTCATAAGCAGGAAGCCAACAAGTGGCATGTTTAAAACAATATTTTTCATCTGGAGTTTCGATATAAACTTTTACTTTTCCATCTGAATTCATTTCAGAATGCGTGATTTCTGTATCATCATTGAGTGTCATAAATGGATACATCATAATAAAGATCTCCTTTCTGAACTTATGTAAAATACTATGTTGGTTCGAAAAACATTTTAGGGCGACATATAATATATTTATTCAGAGAATCATTGACCAGTAGATGCTTGACCAACAGTTCCCTGGGTAAATATATTATATTGTCAATGTACATCTGGCATATCTGCCACTATTTCCTCTTATTTTTTACTGATTCTTTAAATTTGTGAATTTCTTCCTGTTCGGCATCTGTGTAGCAATCGCCTTCGTGATGAGCTGCAATAGTATCGAACTGGCGCGTAGTTTTGTCGAGATTAACATCAATTATATTACTGGATCCATCGTCAACGTATGCGTCAGCTACAGAAGACTTCGACTTTATATCATCCATATTAACATCGATAATTTCAACTTTAGCTTCTGCGTTCTGTATATCAGCAATACGATCAAATTCTTTCTGCAGAACAGTATCTACCATATCTTTACCGTGATCATCAAGTTCACGGTATTTTTTTATTATATTTTCAAATTCTTCCGGGGACGCTTCATTTTTATATAACTGTTTAGTCTCATCTTGAAAAAGGTAATTTGCGTCACAATGTAAAATATCAAACAAATCATACAAAAGAGTTGCGCGAGGGGAATTAACATCTGTTTCCCAGCTTCCAATAGCGCTTTGACTAACACCCAACTTTTCTGCTAAAGCTGGTTGTGTAATCCCCAGTTCTTTACGCTTGTCTCTTAATCTACTTCCAAAACTCATCGTCCTACCTCCTTATATTGAGATATTACTACAAAAAAATGGTACAGTCAATAAAAAACCAGAAAAACTGATAAAAACATATTGACAAACCAGAAAAACTGATATAATATGCAGATATACCAGAAAAACAGGTACAGAAAGGAGGAATACCAGAATGACTATTGCCGAAGCAAATGAACCTTTATCAAATGGATTAAAAATCATCATAGCTCAAAAAGGTTTAAAAAATTTGTATGTTGCAGAAAATGCTGGTTATACACCACAGGAATTAAGTGACATGCTTAATGGCAGACGCTTAATTAAAGCATGCGACATTCCAAGAATCGCAAAAGCTCTGGGAGTAGAAATAAATTACCTTTTTGGAATAGAGAAAGGAGCGTAGTAGAGATGCTTGAAAAAATTTCTACAAAAGAATTAGTAGAAGAGCTGAAGAAAAGAGAAGGTGTAAAAACGGAATATGCCGAACCACATCAGGATAAGAAGTTATTCGTTAATGGCCCGGCAGTGATTCTGATCATTATTGATTAACCGATACGTTTGTATGAATATCTGCCTTTTATCTGAGATGCTAAATATTTTCCATGAGAAGATGCAGACATAAGTTCACGATAAACAGATTCCGGCACTCCTGAGTACGCGTATAATCCACCGCTATGGAAAGAAACGTACAGAGTTCCGTTCTGGTATCCAATACTTGAAATATTGGAAGATGATACAGGAATCATATTCATTGGTAAACACCACCTTTCTATTAGATTTTCGAACGTTCTAATAGAATGGTACTATAAAAATATTTGTGTGTCAATATATAGTACGAAAATGTGTTCTGCACAACGATATATTGTGTTGCAAGCGCCAAATAATGATTTTATACATAAGAACATGGCGATATTATTAGACCAGAAGGAATCAGCGTAAGGAGGTGAGAGAGATGGGAGAAAAAGAAGAAATTGAAAATCTGCGTAGGCAAATATGCAGGTTAAAAACCAGTTTAATGCTTACGCAGATATCAACGATTGTGTTTACCGTTATTTTTGGATGTCAGTGTCTTCGTTTGATTCAGAATTATCATTACCTGCTTCAACAGGTGAGCATGTGTCTTGAGTCTGTGAATACTGTTTATTCAGCTCTTCGACAGTTTTGGACAGCTTTTTAAAGTAGAGAGAGGTTGAAGGTAGAAAATATTTTTGGACTTCAAGAAGACTATTGTTGAGTATCACATCTAACATAGGCGATTACTCCTTTCATGTTTATTTGGTTAAAGCATAACTGATATCATGCGGTACAAGCAAGAAAAGAAGTTCGACAAATATCGACTAAAAAGGAAAGAGAGGTGAAACACATGGCAATTCAGTACACATCAGAAGAAAAAAAGTACGTTCTCCTTAAAGGAAACATCCTGAAACGTATGGAGGCTGAAAGAGTATCTGATGCTCAGATGGCAACTGCTACAGGGATGGCAGTAAGAACATACAAGGAGAAGAAATTGTATCCAGAGAAATTTACTTATCCAGAGCTCAGAAGATTGTTTATTCGGTTGAAGTTTCCGGAGAGTGAGATATTGGAGGCACTGACATGAGAGATCTAATCGATTCCGTTCTGATCGGGGGATGTGCAAGTTATCTTCCGTTCTGGATATGGGACAGCAGAGCTGATCAGATTGCCGGAGCAATCGCGTTGAGTGGTGTGATATACGTATTCAGACGGTGGTATATATGGAATGCAGAATGAAAAAGGATCCTCAGAGCTGCAACTCAGGAGGACCCAAAAGATAATAATAGTTTATCACCCTTTCATTGTATGAGGGTAGAAAGGAAAAGTCAATGATTAAAGCAGAGAAAACTGGAAACAAAATGGAACTGACAATCATTGGAGGTTCACATGATTTGATTTGTGAATTTGATGAGGTACTGAAAGCAATGTACAAAGTGCTGGATGAGAGCGTTGTAAAGTCAGCTCCATTTACTGCAGAAGATATCTTACACACAATGGCACATAATGCGGCGGCAGAGGGGAAGGAAAATAGGTGAAAGACAGATTTACAATCCCTAATCCCAATGGTGCCGGATACCGCATTCCTGCCTGCAGGGGCGGGAGTTTCCGAACAGAATGGCAGCAGGACCAGTCAGTTATATATGGAAGCATTGCTGATCGGCTGGGTGCTTATGAAGACATCGGAAGTATTGAAGAATTAAGGGAACTGAAAGCGAGGAAGATTAAATGAAATTAAATAAACTGGTATCTACTTTAAATATGGAGCATGAAGAATGGCTGGAAAACAGACGTAAAGGCATCGGCGGTTCTGATGCCGGAAGTATCTGTGGACTGAATCCTTATTCTTCCGCAATTGCAGTATTTCAGGATAAAACACAGCCATTGACAGAAAAGCCAGATAACGAATCTATGAGACAGGGGCGTGATCTGGAAGAATATGTTGCCCGCCGGTTCATGGAAGAAACTGGTAAAAAGGTACGCAGGGCAAATGCAATCTTCTATAAAGAAGAGCAGCCCTTCATGCTTGCAAATGTAGACCGCCTGATCGTTGGCGAAAATGCCGGATTGGAGTGTAAGACAGCATCTGCGTATTCTGCTGATAAATGGAAAGACGGACACATTCCGGAATCTTATGAGATCCAGTGCCATCATTATATGGCAGTGACCGGAGCTGATGCCTGGTATATCGCATGTGTGATTTTGGGAAAAGAATTTGTTTGGCACAAGATTGAGCGTGATGAAGAAATCATCCAGATGCTGATTAGCGTAGAATCGGATTTCTGGAATAACAATGTGCTTGCGAATAAGATGCCGGCACCGGATGGAAGTAAAGCTGCGGAAGAATTGCTCTCGAAATATTATAAGACTTCTGATCCGGACAAGATGATCCCGCTAGTCGGATTTGATGAGAAATTAAAGCGAAGGGCAGAGATCACGGCTCTTCAGGACAAGCTGGAGAAAGAGAAGAAACAGATCGAGCAGGAAGTAAAGGTTTATATGGAGGGTGCAGAAAAAGCTGATTCTGACAGTTATTCGGTCACATGGAAATCTGTGACTGCAAACCGTGTAGACACAAAGAAACTGCAGACAGTCTATCCGGAAGTATATAAAGAGTGTGCGAAACCTTCTCAGAGCAGAAGATTCACAGTAAAAGAGATTGCATAGGAGGATAAATAAAATGGGAGTAAAAGATGCATTGGCAGAGAAAACAGAGAACAAAGGTGCTGTAAAGCTTACCAAATCCATGAGTATTGCAGATATGATCAAGGCTATGGAGCCTGAGATCAAGAAGGCATTGCCTCAGGTGATCACACCGGAGCGTTTTACCAGAATGGCATTATCGGCATTGAATACCACACCAAAACTTGCTGAATGCAGCCAGATGTCTTTTCTTGGAGCACTGATGAATGCAGCTCAGCTTGGGCTGGAACCAAACACTCCACTGGGACAGGCGTATCTGATTCCTTACCGAAATAAAGGCAAACTCGAGTGCCAGTTCCAGATCGGTTACAAAGGTCTTATCGATATGGTATATCGGAACGACAATATCCAGACAGTGCAGGCGCAGTGCGTATATGAAAATGATGAATTCGAATATGAACTTGGTCTGGAGCCGAAACTGGTACATAAACCGGCATTAAAGGACCGAGGGAACCTTATTCTTGTATATGCGCTCTGGAAGGCAAAGAATGGCGGTTTTGGCTTTGAAGTGATGAGTAAGGAAGATATTGATATTCATGCAAGAAAGTACAGCCAGAGCTTTTCCAGCAGCTATAGTCCGTGGAAAACAAACTATGAGGAGATGGCAAAGAAGACAGTTATCAAGAAATGTCTGAAATATGCTCCGGTCAAATCAGATTTTGTTATGCAGGTATCCAATGATGAGACCGTTAAGTCGGAACTTAGCGTAGACATGTCTGAGATTGCGAATGAGCAGGAACCAGTCATTGATGCAGAATATAACGAAGTTGTAGCAGAGCAGGAGACAGCAGCTTCAGAAGCATAACTTAGTAACGGTGCTTATGATCCATCAAAAGCATTGAAATATATCACACAAAATAACAGACAGCCCCGGGAACTTCCGGGGCGGAAAGGGGCAACATGAAACACATCAATATGGAAACCTTTGCGAATGGAGCATTCACAGAGCAGATCAACCGGGAATTAAAGAAAGTAACAGAAAACATTCAGGATCCTAATACGGATGCAACCGCAAAGAGAAAGATCACAGTTATGATCGAGTTCAAACCGAACGAGACAAGAAATTTTGTTACTACAGGAGTACAGGCGAAAGCAACGCTTGCGCCGGCACTGGGAGCAGTTACAGCGCTCAGTATGGGTAAGAACCTCAAGACCAATGAGGTTGAAGCATATGAGGTAGGAAGCCAGATTCCGGGACAGATTACGATGGAGGAGACTCTGGAAGCTACAGAAGAGATGGAAGACGGCAGAGTGGTAGATAAATCTACCGGAGAGATTTACGAGACACCAGCTAAAAATGTAGTTGATTTAAGAGCTGTACGTCAGGCTTAAAGATAGAAAACAGGAGGATAAAATACTATGCTTAGAGAAGCGATGCAGTTTTTGACAGAATTAAAGGAAGAGGCAAATGAGCCGAAGGTAGTTGAGATTTCAGGAAAGACATATTGTGATAAGGACCTGCGGAGATATGACAAAGAGCCTATGGCAAAGGAGATTACCGCATCAACGCTTACTGCAATGATTGATTATATCTGCAATCTTTCTGATGAATTAAGAAAGAATATGATCATTCATGTGCAGGATCCGCAGACAGTTTGCCTCTATAGTGGCTTAAATAAAGAACGTGAGAGAGAATATCTGTTCAGATCAGAGGCTATTGTGCCTCGCTTCAGATATGGAAATTATTATGGCCAGGAAGAATTTCTGATTGAGATGCAAGCGAACTTTGATATAACACCGGATCTGGAAACAATCCTGAAGGTTGCCGGTAATGTGGAAGCAAAGACAACTGCAAACTATGGTGATGATGGAGTAACACAGAAAACGACCATCAAACAGGGAATTGCATCCAAAGCAGATGTCCTTGTACCTAATCCGGTCACACTGACACCGTACAGAACTTTTCTTGAAGTTGAGCAGCCTTCCAGTGAATTTGTATTCCGCATTAAGGATAATGGTGGTGCTCCGGTATTTATGCTTGTCGAGGCAGAAGGAGGTCTCTGGAGGGCAGAAGCAATGCAGAACATCAAAGAATATCTTACGATGGAACTAAAAGATATTTCGAATGAAAAAACAAAGATTACGATCATTGCATGATAATTGGTTGTACATGCCCCGTCTGGAAACAGGCGGGGAAATAGAAAGGATTACATGAAAACGATTTGTTTTACAGTGCCTGGTAAGCCACAGGGGAAAGCTAGGGCACGTACATTTTATAATCCCAAGACAAAAGGAATGAGCAGCGTGACACCGGAGAAGACTGTTCTGTATGAGAATTTTATTTCCACCTGTTATTTACAGGCAGCTGGAGAAGAGAGGTTTGCAGATGATGCATATATCCGGATCCGTATACAGGCATTCTATGGAATACCAAAGAGCAGCTCGAAGGTAAAAAGGGAAGCTATGCTGAATGGCGAGCTTCTTCCGGCGAAGAAACCGGATATCGATAATATTGCAAAAGCTGTTTTGGATGCACTGAACAGCGTAGCGTACCGAGATGATACCCAGGTAGTGGAATTGCAGTTAAGGAAACAATACAGCGAAAAGCCACGAGTAGAGATCTGCATGGAAGAACTGGAGGCATAAACGGATATGGCAAGGCGAAAACAGGAAGGAAATCGCTTTTTTCGCCTGGATGTGGATTTTTTCTCAGATAAAAAGATAAAGATCTTAAAGGCCAGATATGGAGCCGATGGGATCACCCTGTATATGTATCTTTTGTGCGAGATATATAAATCAGGATATTATTTAAAGATTGATGATGATTTTGAGTTCATTGTATCGGATGATCTGAACATGGACAGTAACAAGGTGAAGCAGGTCTTGAACTTCTTATTGGAACGGTCACTGTTTGACAACACACTTTTTCAGTCGGACAAGGTCTTGACCTCTGCCGGAATACAGAGAAGATATCAGGCAATGGTAAAAGCCAGAGCACTGAAAAATCCGATCACAGTAGAAAGGTTTTGGCTCCTTCAGGAGGAAGAAACGGAAACCTTTATTAAAGTGAACCCTTCTTTAAATAATTCCGAGAATAATCCCGATAATTCCAAGAAAAATAACGATAATTCCAAGAAAAATGACATAAAAGGAAAAGAAAGGAAAGGAGAGTATATATATACGGCTCCGCCGGGTACATACTTTGCTGATTCTTCTTTGAATGAAGCCTTCCTGTTGTTCCTGAAGGTGAGACAGAACAATGGAGACCGTCTGACGGATGAACAGATACAGCTTCTGAAGGAAGAACTGAGCTCCATGTCTGACAAACCGGAAGAACTGACCGCCATTGTAAAGAAGTCAGTGATGAGTGGATGGAAGACATTTTATCCATTGAAGAAAAGTCGTGGCAAGAAGACAGAATCGAAGAACAGCAAGAACCGGTTCAATAACTTTCAACAGAGAGAATATAATTTCAATGATTATGAGAAGCAGTTATTGAATAAAGGACAGGAGGGATAGCTTATGGATAAGACATGTGCAACATGTATTGAGAATGACGATGGGCTGTGTGACCGCAAAGGAGTCCTGGTTCATGATGATGATACCTGTGATCAGCACAAGGAATCATGGAAGGATGCCATGTTAAGGCAGTTCTTTCGGAGAACAATGAGATAAGAGAACACTTCACTCGTAATGAAGGGGTCATAGAAATAAACAGAAAGGAGCCAGCCTCCGGCCGGGGCAAGGGTATACCGGGCTTCTTGAAAAGATGGAAAAAGAATTATCCACGGAAGAGTGGAAGCAAAAGAAGAAAGAGCAGAGAGCTATATTTACAGCACGTCAAAGACTGCCTTATGAAATAAAACTGAAACGACAGGCACGAAGAGCCTGGCAGTTTTACGAGGAACTTCTAAGCAGAGATATGAATTGCCATGTCAGTGTTGGTGGTTTGGATAGTATCACGCTTTATATTTGGCTGTTGAGCATTGGAATTGAAGTACCGGCTATATCGGTAACGCATGTAGAAGATGTCAGTATCCAGAAAGTACATAAGGCACTGGGAATCGAGATTGTCAGATCATACAAGTCCAAAGTTCAGGTATTGAATGAAGTAGGCTTCCCAGTAATAAGCAAGAAGATAGCCGGCAGAATCAACCTGTTACAGAATCCCACACCGGATAACAAAACAGTACGGCATGCAATTATTACTGGTGAATGTGGAGCACAGGGACATTTTGCCAAGAACAGCAGAATGCAGCTCCCGAAGAAATGGTTGAATAAGTTTGGCGGTTATGAGAATGAGAACGAAGGTACAAATTACGGAAAGCCGGATCCGGAGATCAAGGTATCAAAAGAATGCTGTTACTGGTTAAAGGAAAAACCTTGTGATGACTGGGCGAAACAGCACAACAGTGCACCATATCTTGGAATGATGGCCAGTGAAGGCGGACAAAGGGAAGAAGCGCTGATAGAGCATGGCTGTAATTACTATGGCAAGACAGTAATCAGATCTGCACCATTTGCAATCTTTTTAAGACAGGATATATTGTTGCTTGCCTTGGCGATGGATCAATGGTATCACGAGCATCTGGATTATTTCGAAAGAAAATTCCATGAGCAGCCTTATGGAAGAAACAAGGATGGAAGTCTTAAAGAATACGTACCAGTAGATTCAATTGTTCCGGCGATATACGGAGTGATTGAAGAAAATGATATTGGAGTGTTGAGAACGACAGGTGCTCAGAGAACCGGCTGCGAGATGTGTGGCTTTGGAATTCATCTGGAACAGCGTCCGCATAGATTTGACCGGTTACGGGAAAGAAATCCGAAAGCCTGGGAGTTTTGGATGTACCGTTGTTGCACGGATCCGGAGACCGGCGAGAAATACGGATGGGGAAGAGTACTTGATTACATTGGAGTTGAGTGGGAGGATATTCCACCAGTACAGATGACAATATTTGATTATCCGGAGGTACTGCCATGAAAGAGAACACACCAGAACAACAGTTGAAATTACTATGCAGCCTGATAATCCGTGAACGTGCTGAGTGGAATTATATCAACGAAAATGGCTGTAATGATCCGTTCTGGCCGGATGGATGTAATCTGAATCTGACCAGAAATCATATCATTTCGTACAAAAGAGATATTGCAGAATTATGTGAGAAAACTGGATTGCCGTTTCCGGAAGAATATTTTCTAAAGGTTCCGCCGGAGGTTGAGGACAACTATATGGCGAATATGAAGCAGAAGGAACGTGTTGAGCGGTTGCGAGGGCAGGGAAATAAATTAAGCCAGAAGAAAAAGAGGTTTGTAGATGATGGTCAATTGGAATTTTGTTGAGGAGGTAGAAAATGATTGAAGTATATGATATCAAAGATGCAGAACCAAAGAAATTGGATATCACCCCGGAGCTTGCTATTGCAGCTTACAACACACTGATCCAGTTCTGCCGGCAGCAGGAAATATCAGAAGACGGAATATGCAGTAGATGTATCTTGTACAATAACTGCCCCGCTATAACAGACAGCGTTCCGGAAGACTGGGAAGAAATCCATTACCCCAGAATGACAAGTAACACCACGATCGAGTATCTGAAAGACGGCAAAGTACAGCTGATCACCTACGGCAGAAGCGAAGATGCAGAGAAAGCATTTAAGGAGATGATAAACAATGGTATATAAAAATCACGAGGGTTATCTGGATCCAACTTCCGGACAGGCGCTGCAGAACACCCACTGGGAAGAATTACAGCAGTTACGTGAGAAGGAACATGGCTTGAAACGCGGTCAGAAGATTGTACTCACTGAAATGTACAGAGAAGAGCATAAGCCGGCCAGAAAAATCCAGAGAACATATATCGTTCTTGAGCTGTACAAGTATTGTGTGTTGCTGAAAGACGATAAGGGATATCGCACAGCACCGTCATATATACAGCTGCAAATGATGATGAAAGGTGTTGTGTAATGGGGATTAAAGTAACCAGAGATATGTTGGACCGGTACCGGAAGCTGAAACAGGAGATACCGGTGTTGGAGCTGGAACTACTGATGATGAAGAATACAGAGGCGGGACTTGGGAATGATACGATCTTCGATTACCAGACCGGTTATCCCAGACCACAGAGTGTTGTAGGTTTTGATCAGAAGAAGTATGACCGGCGGGAGAAGGTACTGGAGCGCAAGAAAGAAAAGGTCAAAGCCATGGACCAGTGGATTGATGACATCAAGGACGGACAGACCAGATGCGTGTTCCGGATGTTCTACAAACAGAACATGACGTGGAAGGCGATTGCGAAGCAGATCGGCATGCCGCACAATGAAGATTATCCGAGATTACATATCAGAGATGCGTATCTGAAAAAATGTGGGATAAAATGAAAAAAGGTCGGAAAAGTCGGTAATGTCGTTGTATGATGAGAATGTAGCCAAAGGCTTAAAGGCCGGTGGCTCTTTCCCCGCTTCTCCGAAAAGAGAAGATAAAAATATTCTACCCCAAGAATATAATTTTCAGAAGGAACCTCGTAGAAATTACGGGGTTCTTTTTGTACATGGCATTAATTGATAAATAAAAAACAGCCTTTTTTAACTTTACAAAACTATAGTTTGGTGCTATAGTTAAAAAAAGAAAAAATAAAGTTAAAAAAGGAGGCATCTATGAGTTTTACTAAAGAGAAAAAAGAAAAGATAAAAAGATATATTTTGGAAAAAGTAGACAATTCCCAGAATGATATTGCAAAAAGAACTGCAGAAGCCTTTGGAATATCATTAAATACAGTATATCGTTATATTAGAGAACTCGAAGCAAAAAAAATAATAAAAAAAAGAGATTCTAACAATAAAAAGTATGAGTTAATTAAGGAAACTCATACTTATGTTTATGATCGTAGAGAAACTCCAGACCTTCAGGAAGACGTTATTTATGATTTATGTATAAAAGAATATATTGAAAAATTACCTTTAAATGTTCAAAAAATATGGCAATATTCTTTTATGGAAATGATGAATAATGCAATTGATCATTCTGAATCTGATATTATTTTAATAAGAGTTATCCAGGATTATATGAATACTATGATTCTTATTGCAGATCAGGGAGTTGGAATCTTCAGAAAAATTAGAGATTATTATAGTTTTCCAACACTAGATGATGCTGTGGGAGAACTGTTTAAGGGAAAGCTTACAACAGATACACAGAAGCATTCTGGAGAAGGAATATTCTTTACTTCTAGGGTTTTAGACACATTTGCTGCTTTTTCTGATGGAAAAATATTTACACACGATAAATATAATGAAATTTTGCAAGATGCAGATGAAGTAGAATCGTTGAGCAAACAAAAAGATAGTAGAGGAACTATTATTCTTATGAGTTTGTCAAATTATAGTAAAAAAATTTTGAGAGAGGTGTTTGACATGTTTTCTGATGTTGATGGAGGATTTACAAAAACACATGTTCCAATCAAAAATATTTTTGACACTTACCCTGTATCGAGATCTCAGGCAAAAAGACTATGTAATAGATTTGAAAAATTTAAAGAAGTAGAATTGGATTTTGCTGATGTCGAAGAAATTGGGCAGGGATTTGCACATGAGATATTTGTTGTTTTTCAGAGAAATCACGCTGACATTAAAATTGTGCCAGTAAATACTAATTTAGAGGTAGAAAAAATGATAAATCATGTAAAAAATACAGAAGAAAATAATTAAAATATACACATGCAACACAACAGAGCACCCTTCGGGGTGCTTTTCTAATGTCAATAATCGTACAGCGTGCACAGCACCAGCACTTACATGCTTTATTAGGCAGAGGATTCACTGCATGTGAGTGTTTGCGCACCTCCTTTCGGCATGGCGGCAACCGGCTGTCATTATGGTGCTGGCAGGACTGTATTTTTGAATAAAAGAAAGAAGGTGAGCCTGAGTGACAAAAAAACAGAAGATATTTGCAGATGAATACCTGATAGATCTTAATGCCACAAGGGCTTACAAGGTAGCATATCCGTCTGTAAAGAAGGATGAAACAGCGGCCCAGGCTGGCAGCAGGATGTTGAGAAATGTCAAGGTTGCGGCATATATCCAGGAACGGATGGAAGAGCGCCAGAAACGAACAGAAATAACGCAGGACAGGGTCCTTGAAGAACTGGCGGCTATTGCTTTTGCAAGAGCTACTGATTTCGCAGAAGTAAAAGACGGATTCGTTATCATAAAAGATACAGCAGGGTTATCAGAACAGCAGATTAAAGCTATTGCCGGAATAAAAGAAGGCAAGTTTGGCATTGAGCTGAAACTGAATGACAAGGAAAAAGCATTGGAGCTTCTCGGCAGACATCTTGGAATGTTTAAAGACAGACTGGAAGTTTCTGGTCTGGATGAAGAAAAGAAAAAGCTTGATGATATCCTTAAACAGTTGCGTGGTGGTGGGTAGTGAGCGAAGAACGACTGATCCTATCAGAAAAGTATAAGGCATTTCTGAGGTGCGATGCCCCGGTTGAGTTCCTTGAAGGGACCACAGCTGCCGGCAAAACGACAGTAGGGCTGTTCAAGTTTATGTGCAAGGTTGCGGAATCGCCGAAGAAACTGCATATCTTGGCCGCGAAAGATACCGGAACAGCCGAAAAGAACATTATCAATAAAGATCTCGGGATCATTGACGATTTCGGAATACTAACACAGTACAATGGAAATGGCACAAAAGACGACAAGATACCGCATATCCTGTTTCGTACTAATAAAGGCGATAAAGTCATCTATGTGATGGGATATGGAGATAAAAAGAAGTGGCAGAAAGCCCTTGGTGGTCAGTATGGATGCCTGTACATTGATGAGATCAACACAGCGGACATCGACTTTGTTCGTGAGGCATCCATGCGTTGCGATTATCTGATGGCAACGCTTAACCCAGATGATCCGTCTCTGGACGTATACAAAGAATACATAAACTGCAGCAGGCCGCTTCCTGAATGGGAAGATGGCACACCACAGGAAATAAAAGACGAGCTAAAAGAAGAACCAAAACCCGGCTGGGTTCATTGGTTCTTTTCTTTTGACGATAATGCCGGTCTTCCGGAAGAAAAGAAACAGAGAATCATACAGAATACTCCGAAGGGAACAAAGATCTGGAAAAACAAGATTGAGGGGCTGAGAGGAAAAGCAACCGGTCTGGTATTTCCAAATTTCCTCAGAAAGAAGCATGTTGTTTCTGAGGAATGGGTCAGGTCCCAGATGGCAGCAGGCAAGATCAGATTTAAAAAGTTTACTTGCGGCCTCGATACTTCATACTCATCCAAGTCCCCGGACACGATTGCAATGATGTTCCAGGGGATTACGGAAGACAGGAAGCTGATCACACTTGCTGAGAAGGTATACAGCAACAAAGATCTGGATCAGCCGCTTGCCCCGTCAGATACGGCAGTAAAATTTATAGAGTTTCTGGAAAGATGCCGCAAAGACTGGGGATTCGCAAAAGATACGTTTGTTGACTGTGCAGATGCAGCGACAATCACAGAATTGCGGAAGTATAAGCGACTGCACAGCTGTCTTTATAATTTCGTGGAATCATACAAGAAAGTAACAATACTGGATAGGATCAAGCTTCAGCTTGGCTGGATCCAGCAGGACTGCTATCTGGTTTTAGATACATGCACCAATCATATCTCTGAGATGGAGAAATATTCCTGGGATGATGAGAAAGACGTTCCGGAAGATAAAAACGACCATACGATCAACTCGCAGCAGTATGGCTGGATTCCATTCCGGAATATGATTGGATTTGAGGTGGAGGAACAGAAAAGGTGAAATGGATGGAAAGATTAAATGAAAACATAAAAAAGACTGTCAGGAGCTGGTTGAATGTTCTTCCGGCAAATCCCTTTAACTTCCAGGTTAATGAGATGATGGATTTTGAAGGACATGCGATTCTGAATCGTATCTGGTACAGAGGCGACGGCAATGAGCTTGAGCAGATCTATCAGCAGAATGCAGAATTTGCAGATAAACACAAGTTCTGGGCCAGCAGATCAACACCTGGCATGGATATGCGTAAGATCCACACAGGTCTTCCAGGACTGACAGTTAAAGTGCTTTCTTTTGCTGTTCTTCCGGATATGAACGAATTTGAATTCGAACAGCCGGCACAGGAACAGTTGTGGAAAGAGATTGAGGAAGACAATAAGTTTTATAAAAAGATTGAAAGCGCCCTCAAAGAAACACTGTTTATCGGAGATGGCGCTTTTAAAGTTGCTATAGATACTACGATTAGTGAATATCCGATTCTGGAATGGTATCCGGGCGAAAGAGTTGAATTCGTTTACCAGAGAGACCGGATCCGGGAGATTGTGTTCAAGACACCATACAAAGAAAAGGGCAAAGTGTACGTCCTGAATGAGCGTTATGGATATGGCTACATCATCAATGAACTGTATCTGGATAACAAGCTAGTTGATATCAAGTCTATCAAAGCAACTGAAAATCTGACAGATATCACATTTGATGAATCAATCATGCTTGCAGAACCATTCATGATCTATGAATCAGCCCGATATGAGGGCAGAGGCGGCAGTATATTTGATGGCAAGCTCGACAGCTATGATTCACTGGATGAAACATGGTCCCAGTGGATGGATGCACTGAGAGCCGGCAGAGCAAAGACCTATATTCCAGAATGTCTGGTGCCACATGATCCGGAAACAGGAATGCTGATAAAACCGAACCCATTCGACAATCGTTACTTTGCAGCAGACGGGGATATGCGAGAAGGTCAGAAGAATCAGGTCATCACTGATCAGCCGACTATTCAACATGACAGCTACATGGCATCGTATATAACAGCTCTGGATCTGTGCCTGCAGGGCGTAATCAGCCCATCGACATTGGGAATCGATGTAAAGAAACTGGATAATGCAGAAGCACAGAGAGAAAAAGAAAAGACTACATTGTATACCAGAAATGCAATCGTAAAGGCACTGCAGGAAACCCTTCCGGGAGTTGTTTCAATGTGTATCAATGCAGATAATATTTTGCACAATAAGGGCATTGAAGAAGTAAAGGTCAATATTCCGTTTGGAGAGTATGCGAATCCGTCATTTGAAAGCCAGGTAGAAACAGTTGCCAAGGCTAAACAGGGCGGCATTATGAGTATTGAGCGGTGCGTAGAAGAACTGTATGGCGATACACTGGATGATCATTGCAAGGAAGAGGAAGTTGCCCGTTTAAAGGCAGAGCAGGGAATACAGGACATGGAAGAACCAGCAGTTAACCTGGATGCAGGTAATTTCCGCGTAGATCTGGAAGGTGGTGAAGGTGATGCGGGTAAAGGTAGGACCAAGAATGTACCGAATGAGCCGAAAGGAATACCAGGGAATGCTTCAAATAGCAAAGGAGCAGGTGCCGATGGGTATTTACGCGGTAGAGAAAGCTGATTACGCAGAGTTCCGGAGGGACAAATGTGAAAGTATCACAAAACTGAAGGAACTGACGAGACAGTTTAAGTCACAGGGATTCAAGGTATGGTCAAATGGCAAAGATAAATGATCAATATGACATCGGTACTGCTTTTGAAGCGATTGAAAATGAACTAATCGCGTCTATGATCAGGAACTTCGAGAATCACAAGCAGGAAGAGACAGATGAAAAGAAACACTGGTCCATGTGGCAGGCAGAAATGCTGAAATCTCTGGAAAAGTACAAGCATGACAACCAGAAGAAATATGGCAAACAGTTTAAAGACATCAACAAAAAGATTGAAGCGCTGATCAGCCTTGCAAGATCTGAAGGTGGTATGAACCAGGAGAAAAGGATCCTGGAGGAGATCAAGAATGGATTTCCTGCCAAGAAGATAACTAAAGGCGGTACTGCTGAATTCTTCAAAGTCAATGATCGTAAGCTGGACGCATTAATCCAGGCAACCACAGCAGATATGCAGAAAGCAGAAGCGGCAGTTCTGCGTATGGCAAATGACCAGTACCGTAAGATCATATACAATGCTCAGGTATATGCGAATACCGGCGCAGGAACGTATGAGAAAGCCGTGGACATGGCAACAAAGGATTTTCTTTCAGCGGGACTGAATTGTGTTGAATACGCTAACGGAGCGCGACACACGCTTTCTGATTATGCAGACATGGCAATTCGGACCGCAAGTAAAAGAGCTTACCTGCAAGGAGAAGGCGAAATGCGGCAACAGTGGGGGTTACATCTTGTAATTATGAACAAACGAGGATCCCCGTGCCCGAAGTGTCTTCCGTTTGTGGGAAAAATTCTGATTGACGATGTGTGGAGTGGTGGCAGCAGTAAAGATGGTAAATATCCATTGATGTCCTCAGCAGTGGCAGCTGGGCTTTATCATCCCCGATGCAAAGATTCTCATACTACATATTTTCCGGGCATCACGAAAGTAGATCCGAAATATAACAAGCAAGAGATTGCTGATATTGAAGATACAGCGAAACAGGAAGCTAAACAGCAATATGCTGAACGTCAGGAAAAGAAATTTGGAAGACTTGCAGATTTCTCACTGGATCCAGAGAACCAGAAACAGTATGAGAAGATGCAAAATCGGTGGAAACATGTGCGGATGCGAACTGGTGGTATGGACAGTCGAGAGTATACGGACTTCAAAGATTTGGAAAGGATGCAAGGGTTTGAAGACGTCACGGATGAATGGAAGAAAAAAGCAACACCTAATTCTCATAACGTTGAAGAAATATATAAATACAAAATCAAAGATTCTGTATTTACCGTGGATGGAAAAAATGTTTTGTTGGATTATTCAGATAAGGAACGACGAATTGCTGAGTTGCTGAAGGAGGAACTTGGAGGGAAAATATCTTTGGTTCCAAGGGTATTGAATCCACAGGGAATATCCACTCCAGATTACATATTTAGAGACGAAGCGTTTGATTTGAAAGAATTATCTGGAACGAGTAAAAATCTGGTGTATAACGCAATCGCAAAAAAGAAGAGACAAGCACCAAATTTTATACTTGATATTTCAAAAAGTCCACTGGATGAAAATGAGATTGCCAGGCAGATAGAAGAAATATATTGGTCGAGACACACTATGTTTGTACAAAAAATCATTGTAATCAAAGATGAAAAAATAAGAAAGATATATAAAAGAAACAGGGAGAAATGATGGCCCAACCCAAAATGTGGGGGTCAGGTATCATTCCTCCCTGTTAAGATATCTTATGGATATATTACAACAATATTCATAGAAATGCAATAATTTTAAGAAAGAGAGGATATGAAACATGAAATTTGAAGAAGCGTTAAAAGCAATGAGATCTGGAAGTAAAGCAAAATTACCATCCTGGGGAGGATATTGGTATTGGAGTCCAGAGAAAGAAACAATCATCATACACACAAAAGGCGGACAGGAAATGGATATTCGAGAAACACAGAGCGTTGTATATACACTTCAGAATATCCTTTCTGATGAGTGGATTCTGGCAGATGAAGTAAACTGTCCTCAGCTTGGCGGTGAAGCAACGTTTTCCTTTGGAGAAGCAATTAAGTATCTGAAAAGAGGAATGAAAGTAGCACGAAAGGGCTGGAATGGCAAGAAACAGTACATTCAGCTTGCAAGCGGAATTTCATACAAAGCGCCTACAGGAGAAATTATAAATTGTGAGCATGATGCCATTGGAAATATGGCGATTGCTTTTGTTGGAAGTTCAGGTGTACAGATGGGCTGGCTTGCTTCTCAGGCAGACATGCTCGCAGAAGATTGGAAATTTACGGAGGGCTAAGAGCATGAAAAAGAAAATTGCAGCAGTAATTGCATTGATGCTTCTGATCTGTATTACAGCCACAGGATGTACAGAAGCAAATCAGGTAAGCCATAACATCTCCAAAGAAGCAGATAACTTCAATGTAACTCGAAAGCTCACAGTTCTGAATGCAAGGACAGATACCATTCTTCTGGAGCTGACAGGAACATTCGCGCTGAAAAACAATAATGCAAATGAATTGGAAGTAATCATTGAAACAGCAGAGAACAAATATCAGAAAGATTATGTGTACTTGAACGATTATACGATGTATGTAGTTGAAGACATTTCTGGAGCATCTGTGGATAAGTACCACTATGAAATCAATTTCCTTCCGGAATTTGGATTTAAAGTAACTCGTGATGACTGATTTTACGCCGGCGCAACGAGGGGAGGTGAAAATAGTGAAGATCAGAGTGATTCATGATTTCTATGACAAGGAAAATGATCTGAAGCTCAGGTCTGTTGGTGATACATTAACAGTATCCAAGGACAGAGCAGAGTATCTGGTAAGAATGAAGATTGCAGAGGTTATCGATTCGAAAGGCGGTGATCCGGAATCTCCCATTGAGGCGCAGGATTAAGCGTCTTATTTTTATGCCCGAAGGCATTAAACTACGCGGAGACACCGGGTTATCAACTGTTTTTGTGAGACACACGTAAAACTGTATTCGTGCAGACAGCACATAAAAAACTGTAAAGGAGTATGTAGAAATGTTTAAGAGATTTAGATGCAAAGTACCAATGAACCTGCAGAAATTTGCAGAAGGAGGATCTGGCGATGGTGGGGGAGCAGGTGGCTCAGCAGCAAATGGTGGAACACCACCGGCAGGAGTACAGCAGACACCACAGTTTGATTACGACAAGCTGGCCAGTCTGATCGCAGGAAAACAGACTGTAACAGAAGAATCTGTTCTGAAAGGTTACTTTAAACAGCAGGGACTTTCAAAAGAACAGATGGACCAGGCTATTGCATCCTTCAAACAGCAGCAGGCAGCAAATCAGCCGGATGTTGCCGGAATGCAGAATCAGATCACAGAGGCACAGGCACAGCTTGCAGCATCTCAGAAAGCTGTTCAGGCAGCACAGGTAGAGAGTGCAGCTACAATGATGGCTGTTTCTTTGGGAATCGAAGCAAAGACAATTCCATATATCCTCAAAATGGCAGATTTAAGCCAGGTCATGGGAGAAGATGGAAACATCAATGAGGAATCATTGAAAACAGCAGTAAACAAAGTACTGGAAGACGTTCCGGCACTGAAACCGCAGACGGATGGTAAAACCGGTTTCACACAGGTAGGAACAGGTGGGAATCCGGCACAGCATCCACAGCAGACAACAACTACAAACCAGACAGCAGTACCGACAAAGCGTTGGAATCGTTTTAATAATTAATCAATGTGTCCGATTCGGACACCACAAAAAAGAAAGAAGGTATAATAAATGGCAAATTTAAACTATGCAGAACAGTGGAGCCCAGAACTCCTCGAGATCCTGATGCAGGGAACCCTGACCTCTCCGTTTGTGACCAGCAATGTAAGATGGCTGGATGCAAAAACATTCCATTTTACACAGATGAGTACATCTGGCTATAAAAATCATAACCGTAAAGGCGGCTGGAACACGGGAACTTATGATCAGAAGGATATCCCGTATACACTGACACATGACCGTGACGTTGAATTCATGGTAGATAAAGCAGATGTGGATGAAACGAATGCTACAGCATCTATTCAGAATATTTCCCGTGTATTTGAACAGACATGGGTTGTTCCGGAAACAGACGCACTGTTCTTCTCTAAAGTTGCCCAGGCAGCACAGAATACAGAAGTATACCATGGATCCACAGCCACATCCGCATACACAAAAGCTAAAGTATTTGGCATGCTGAAGGCTATTCTTGCAAAAGGAAAACTCAGAAGATACAAAGCACAGGGTTCGCTGATTATGTATGTACGCAGTGAGATCATGGATGCCCTGGAGCAGTCTACTGAGTTCACACGTAAGATCGAGATGACACAGATTGCAGAAGGCGGCATGGGAATCGAGACTAGAGTAACTGACATTGACGGAGTACCGATCATGGAAGTTATTGACGATGAGCGTTTTTATGACGCATTTGACTGGAATCCGAAAGATGGCGGTTTTGCACCGACCGGAGCGGTATATAAAAAGACTGAGGACGCAGATATTGTAAAAGGCAAAGAGTACTATACAACATCTGATGAGCAGAGCTATTCAAAAGTGGAAAGCCCTGTAAAAGAAAGTCTCAGCACTTATTATGAAAAAGCACCGGGCAGCCATAAGATCAACGTACTTATTGCATGCGGACAGACCTGCAAGACAGTTCCGAAGATCAACAGTATCTATTATTTTGCACCAGGTACACATACAAAAGGAGATGGATATCTGTATCAGAACAGATCTTTCTCTGATGTATTTGTATTTCCGAATGGACGCGACGGTAAGATTGACAGTGTTTATGCCGATGTAGATACTGAGGAATATACAGCAACGGAAGAGTGATTTGAGGTGAATACATGTCCTACAAATCATATGTAACCGAAGATTATTATCAAAATCAGCATGATGGTGATATTATTCCGGAAGAAAAAATAGAGAAAGCTTTGAAACAGGCATCCAGGCACATTGATTCCCTGACTTACAACCGTATTGTGAGTCAGGGATTTTCTTCCCTTACAGAATTCCAGCAGGAAATCATCCGGGAAGTCGTATGCATGCAGGCAGATTTTGAGTATGAGAATGCGGATGAGATCAACAGTGTGCTGTCTTCGTACAGTATCAACAGTGTATCTGCACAGTTCGGCAGCAGTTGGAATGTGTTCACGGATAAAGGCGTGGCGATGAAGCGTGATGTGTATGCACTGTTACAGCAAACTGGATTATGCTGTATGTTAGCGAGGTGATCACATGAGATATCCATGTTTAGTCCCTAAAAGGCTCTGCAAGACAGATATCACCTGTAGCTTTGAGAGAGAAGGTTTGAACGAGTACGGAGAACCACTTAAGGCCATAGAGTATTCCGGAAAGTGTAATTACCAGGATAAAGCAAGAACAGTTCTGACAGCAGAGAAGAAATTGATACAGATTACCGGCACGGCGCTGTTTCCGGGTGACATCTGTCCAGATCTGCCGGTTATCTCTGGTGGATCCGCTACGATATTTGGAGTGAAAAGACGAATCGAGCAGGGGACAAAAGCAAGGAATCCGGATGGATCTGTAAATTATACTGAGGTGATGCTGGTATGAGCAATCTGATCAACGTGAATTCCGTGATAAAACTGAATCTGCCGAAAATCCGACAGCTGACCGATGCACAGATAACTGCTTTAGAGCAGACCGCAGAAGCACTTCATACGGAAGTTGTGCAAGCACAGGTATTTCCACGAGATACAGGTAATCTCCAGAATGAAAGCACGTTCCTGGACAGATCAGAAAGCAGTCATGGAAAGGTATCAATTATATCCAGTACTCCATATGCCCGCCGTCTGTATTTCCATCCGGAATATCATTTTCAGACTGGAGAGAACCCGAATGCCCGTGGCAAATGGTATACAGACTGGCTTCCGGGTGGTAAAGAAGCTGATTTCGCGGCTAAGGCATTCAAAGAAATCTATAGGAGGTTGACGGGCGTATGATGTTAGCAGACGTAAGAGATTATATCGATTCTCTTGGCATTGCGGAACACGTGTATATGGGAAAACTTTCAGACAAGGAAGATAAGTCTGTTGGAGCATACAATAGCAAGCACCAGTATCCGTATCACGCAACTCTCGGAGGACCATCTCTGGAAGGCTACGGCGAGAAATACGTGACTATATTGGTGCATTGGAATAAATCTCCAAGAGATACAGAAGAAGCGGCTACAGAGCTGTTTGAGAAACTGAGAGCCATGAGAGATGCAACAATCAACAATGAAACGATTAAGTTTTTTCAGCCCCTTTATCCAATTCAAGATGTCGGCACGGATGATGCCGGTATTTATGAAATGGTCATAGAAGGAGCTTTTATTTTTGAGAAGAAGAAAGAAGGTAAAAAGGAATGAAAATGAATCTTCAGAAGTTTGCAGGAAAAACAACTAACGTATTTCCTGTATCAGCCAATCAGTTTAAGCTTGGCGCTGATAAAGAATCCGCTACAACTGTAGCAGATCTGGAGACCTTCTCACCGTCTTTTTCCAATGGGGTAGAAACTTGGACTCCAATGGATACAGAAGGATGGCAGAGAGCATTAATGACAGCCAAAGCCCTTACTATTACGCTTAACGGCAAGAGAAACATCGGAGATACCGGAAACGACTTTGTAGCAGGTAAACAGTTCAAGAATGGACATGACGCAGAAGGGTATTTTGAGTGGATTTTCCCGGATGGTACGAGCGTATCATGGGCGAACGCTGTGTTTGATGTAAAGAACTGCGGTGGCGGCGATGCTACAAATGTAGGCGCACTGGAATTTGACGTGATTAGCAATGGCAAGCCAACTTTAGTACCAGCAGTGTAATCCTGGGATTTTTTTGCGTGGAAAAAAGGAGAGATAGAAAAATGGCGAAAAAAATCAACATTACAGACAAACTGAATTTTGAATCCAATCCGATCATTGTGATCGGAGATCTGGAAGTAGAAGTAAAATCAGATGCGGAGACAATGCTCCGGCTGATGGGAGTATTCGCAGAGAATTCTGAACTGCAGGCGGTTGGAGAAGCATTGGAGCTTATCTTTTCCCCAGAAGATGTAGAGAAGATCTGCAAGATGGAGAAAGATGGAAAGAAACTTTCAGCAAATTCTTTGATGACTATTATTCAGTCTGCTATGGAATTGGTCATGGGAGAAGACAAGGGAGAGCAGTGACCCGTACTATGATCTGATAGATGATTTTGATCTAATCATATCATCTTTTCAATCACAGTACGGGATTCGTTTATCCAGAGAGCTTCCGGAAGGAATGAAATGGGAAGAGTTCAGAGATCTTCTTGTTGGTATTGCCCCGGATACAGCTCTTGGAAGGATTGTTTCCGTTCGCGCAGAAGACCGGAAAGAGTATCTGGAGAATTTCACACCGGAACAACATCGGATCCGCAACGAATGGAAATCGAAACATGCAGAATTTATAAAGAATCATACAACAAAAGAACAGATGGATGCGCAGCTTGATGCGATGAAAATGGCATTTATGCGTATGGCAGGCCTTGGAGGTGATTAAAAATTGAAAGATTAAAAGTAAAATGCCCTTTTTGCGGACATGAGCAGAAAGTACAGTATGCCCCG